TCATATCTTGTAATTAGTCACAAGAAGCTCTCTGCCGTCAATGGAATTATCCCGACCAACCGTATATTTCAGGCGAACCGGCTTGATATGGAACGCCTTGAAAACTGATCGAATTTCCGGGTGGTCGTTAATGCTGAGAATCCATTGCCCTTTGACCTGTGACAGCAGGGTGGCCAGGCGAGCGTAATCCTCTATGCTGTGAAAATTATGCTTATAGACCGGCTCGGAATAATACGGAGGATCAAGATAGAAAAAGGTTCCCGGACGATCGTAACGCGGAATGAACTCCTCCCACGATAAACATTCAATGGTTGTATTGACCAGGCGGAGGTGCACCTCTGAGAGTTCCTCCTCTAATCTGAGCAGGTTGATCCGCGGCTGGCGATCGACCGCAACTCCGAACGTCCTACCGCGAACTTTGCCGCCGAAACAGAGGCGCTGCAAATAATAGTATCGAGCGGCTCGCTGGATATCGGTGAGGCCACGCCCCTCAAGCTGTTGTTTCCAGTCCTCGAACCATTCCCTCGATGAGAGCAGCCATTTGAACTGCTTCGAGAATTCTTCGAGGTGATTCTGAACGACTCGATAGAACGCCACCAGGTCGCGATCAAGATCGTTGATGACCTCGACCCGGCTTGGCTCCTTTCGGAAAAATACCCATCCTCCGCCGAAGAATGTCTCATAATATGCTTGATGATCGGGGATCAGGTCGACTATCTGCGGTGCCAACTTGCTTTTGCCACCCACGTACGCCAGCGGACTTTTCATCTCATGTCTCCTCAATAGTTGATCGATATTTATATCGAGCAGCAGTTTACTGTAATCCACGTGTCCGCGCGTGGGTTGTCGGGGGTGTTGGCGCACCCCCGGCTGCTCGCTTCTACGCAGTTACGCCTCTACTATCTCATCCGGCCATTGTGCCCCTGCCACCACGGAGTCGACGGCCGCGCGTGTGGCGGCCGCCTCGATGGCGGCCTTGAGTCGGTAATATTCTGCGCGGAACGCCTCCACCGTTGCGCGATAATTTTCCAGCGTGTACGGCTCGTCGTAGACGATGCCGGCGATGAGATTGTCCCGACGATAATCCGGGAAAAGTTCACCGCGACGAGCGAACGATGTTGCGCTCACCTCATCGATGCGGGCCGACCGATAGCGGGCGATGTCAAATATCCAGTCGCCGGCAGCCTCGTCGAACCGATCGAACGGACAAGTCGGCGCTTTCCGTGTCAGGTTATTGCCCGGAATGACGCGCAGATCGGTGACCCGCGTTTCGGCGCCGGTGATTTTGTCGTACCACACGCCCCGATAATCCGGGACAATCTCCCACGTACCGTCGCTACGGAGCACGGCGCACTCATTCTCGCCGTACACAGGGAGTGTCCACGATGCGGCGCCGGGTAGAATTGGATCACCGGTGAGCTGACAGACCTCGGCGACTTTGGGCGTGCCGGTGTATTCGCGGGTGGTACCTGCCGGATAGTATAATTTCATAATTGCCTCCTATGCATATACAATCGTCATCAAGACGTTTTTGTTGCGGGCGCGGGACTCGGTCGAGGTGTTCACAGACAGAGGATTTCCGGAATCCCGGGAAATGCTACCTAAAATGTTATAATAGCATAACATCGCCGCTCCGGCATTCCCCTGCGCCCACCAATACCCTTGTGTTGTGACATTATGCTTATGGAGGATGATCGCATCCAACTGCGCCGTCCCCACGGCATCACCCGTCGTGCCGTCCCCTCGATCGGTACGGCTGGCGCGGTCCGGATCGGTGGCCTGGCCGTTGGCCCAACCACGCTCGAACCATCCGCGGAAGTCGGGTACGTTGAAATTGCCGCCGCTCCCGCCGTACTCATACTTGATCACCGAAAAGAGCCTGGAATACGTTGTCGTGCTGAGCGATGCCCCGTTGCGATGCAACTGGCCCGCCGGGACCTTCGCGCGCGGCAGGCTCCGGTACTCACCTATATTGGATTTCACGATGCAGGGCAGCCCCGGCACCGCACGGAATCCCACGTTGCCCTCTATCCGGTAGATGTTGATGGTGCCTCCGGCAGAGGTTTTCCGCACCACGATCTTGACCATGGTCGCGGAGGCGTCGATCGACCGGGTAATGGTGATAATCTCCTCGCTCCCGGTCCCGGCAACAGCCTGCACCGTGGTCCCCACGCCGTCATCGACGACGACCTCAGCGCCGGCGGCGGCCGTCTTGAGCACAACGCGGAACGACACCTGTTTCCCGCGCAGGCGCGCGAGAAGCCCCGGCACCTCGTCGATCTTCTGGCTATACATCATCATCGTGGCATCAGAGGGCACGGTGATGCGCACCGATCCGTCCCCGTCCTCAACGATCGCCGGTGCCGTGCCGTCGCAAGAGAAGATATAGCCGTCGGGATTGCCGGGCGTGTCACAGAGGATATACTGCTGGTGGGGATTGTAGACCAGGTTCTCGTGGCCGAGGGATTCGAGGTAGCGCGCGTCGAGATAATCTCGGTTCCCTACTCCTGCGCCGGTTTCTGGATCATTAGTAACAGATAGGGTTGCGATCTGAATGACATCATCCAGGTGTCTCGATGTTATTGCATCATCGTCGATACCGGAACCATCTTTCAGGCACCGGTCATTTTCATAGAGCCTGTCAAACTCCGCATCAAACAATTCCCCCAGCGCAGGAGTCCCGGTCCCGGGCGAGCTTCCGCTTAACCATTCTCGTGTCTTCTCACCATTGAACGCCATCTCAAACCTCCTTTATCCTGTATGCGATTCCCCCGCCTTTCGTGTGGTCGAGGATGTTCTTTATATACGATTTCAATGATTCCGCAGTAGCGGTGTTGATCCGTAATTCAAAGAATGCTGGTTGAAACACTTTCCCGGAGAGCATATATCTTCCACCAAGCCACCAGGTGCCGTCGAGCCAGAATTGATACTCCGGATCGGTGGCCCAGGGCTGATCCTGTTGAGAAGGATAAAGCTCGCGGATGCCGATGTAGTCATCTCCCAGGATCGACCGCGCGATATCATTCAAAATATCAATGGAGCCGTCGGACAGCATCTTCACGATCGCTACCGCAAGATATATCCTGTAGCTGGCATCGTCCTTCCCATTGCGCTTCTCCCGTACGATACCACCGATGAGATCGAGAACGACGCCCGATTGCGACATGAAATCGCGCAACAGGCGCATATCCTCTAAGAGTTGATCGATTGCGTCCATCTGCGTAGAGAATAGGCCCCAGAGTTTGGAGTTATTCGATCCCGGTTTTATATTGAGAATTGAATCGGGAAGCAGAATGCGAAGATCATCATTATAGCTCATATCACGTTCACCACGATATTCGCCATGGCCGCCCTGGGAAATTCACGAATCAGGAATGTAAGATTTTCGCTGTCCGTAGGATCCGGCGCGCGTCCCAGCTTTACGGTGAGATTGTTAATACCGCCGACATCGGACTGTATGGCGATAAGCTTCCATGCGGCTATTCTCCCGCCGATGCCCACGCCGTTGTATTCCACCGATTGATCGTCGACGCCGCCGATATAGGCGATGGCCTTTCGCTTCATGATCGCGATGCTGTCGGCCGACCATTCACTGTTTGCTGCAACCTCATACGTCACATATACGCTCGCCGCGGTCGGGCGGGAAAACCGTATGTTGTGAGAAAGACCCTGCGAATCTGTCACGACAACCAGTGTGGAGCCGAACGTCTCTATTCCTGCTGATTTCTTGGTAAATATGGCGTTGGCGATATCCGTATCGATGCCGCCAATTACGACCACCTCGATTGATCTCGGGGGCAATCCGTTCGCGTCCTCAGTATTGCCCGTATTCTCGTTTGCAATTGTATTGATGACGCCCGGAAGGCCAGCCACGATTCCCCGTATGGCATCGATAGATGATCCGGTCGATGCGGGCATGTCTTCATAACTAGAACGAAGCTCAGGATCTGATTCGCGCGGACGACCTCCCGAGGCGGCCGCCGGATTGATCACCGAGTCGACCCCGGATATAGGCGTCTTGATGGAGGTGATAGAGGCTGCCGGAACATTTCCCGTCGTTCCCGACTGAGTGCATTGAGCATAGATATGGACGATGCCGGAAGCATCAATAATTTTTTCCTCGATTGTTTCAAATACTATGTTTTGGACAGTTTCGGCCTGCGACCCGATAGGGATAACGGAACCCTCCAATCCTTCGAATTCAAGCACAACGATTGCATGCTGGGCGGGGTCCCGGCTGACAAATCCTAACCGTGTCACACGATCAAGCGAAACACCCTCGGCCGTATTTATCCAAAGAGAGTAATAAACCTCCTCCGCCAGAGCCCATTGACGATCGATGGCCCATGCGTCGAGCTTGATCCTGATTCCGATGGGGCTCGCATCGGAGAGATCAATGTCGGGGCCGAAATAATCACCGAGTCTGGCCTGGTCCTGCAGCTCCTGCAGTATCGCTGAATATGGTTTGCGGATGAATCCCTGTGGGGTAATGCCGTAGTTCATATCGCCCCCGTTACGGTGCCGTAAATAGTCGCGACTGTAAAAGAGATACGTAATTTTCGTTCTTTATTCTCGAATTCGATCGTAAGGCTTTCCAGAGCGGTAACTTCGGGATCAGCCTTTATAACCCTCTCAACCTCGGATCGAACCAGCCTGTCGGATACGTACTTCGCGTCATATATACCCCACCAATCGACACCGGCGTCCGGATTGAGAAACCATGATCCCAGATCCAGTCGTAGCGATAATTCGAGCCGTTGTCTGCAGGCGTCCCTCCCGTATAGCCATACGAACCGTCCTCCGGAGATAACCAGATCGCCATCCTGCAGCAGGAGCGTTTTCATATAATGCTCCCCGGTCCCGAAGTACTGCCGGATACCCCACCCGTGGGGCACGTACCGGTTACGGGAATGCCGGCGGGAACCTCGCCTGTCCGAACGAACGCGTCTATGGCATCCGCCATTTCTTCCGCCGCGGCGGACGCCGTTTTCCCCTGTGACAGATCGGTGAAGATCGCCAGGAGATCGCTTTTAAGCTGTGCCTTATTAAGCGCCATATCTGTTCCTCATGATCCGGGATTCGGAGACCCCGACGGACCGACCCCGGTCGGATGTATATGCGTTGAGAGCTTCACCGGAGCCGATTGCTTCATTGCGGTGATTTCCCCGTCGGAATCCATTGCGCCGGTGGCGCTGACCTTCCCGTCGACCTCAAGATCGCCCTTGATGCTGATCTTTCCCTGCTGTAAGTGGGCGTACATTCCGCCCCCTTCATGACCAATAAGCAATCCGGGCTTTGAAAAATCCCCCGGCACGCTCCAGCCGGTGCGCGCTATCCCATACACCACCGCGGCGTTTTCCCGGGAGAACAGCCTCCCGTCGGTGTTTCCCGGAACGCCGGCGAGCGGCCTCTCGATTTCATGCGTCGCGAACGTTACCCAGACCAGGTCGCCGCGCTTGTATTCCGGACGTATGTAATATCCACCCGCATAGAGAAAGAGCACCGGGATATTCGGGATGATCTGGTAGTCCTTAACCTGGGTGGTTCCATCGGCCAGGTATTTCAGAAGTGGCTTCACGTCCGCGCGCATGGTTGCGATGTCATGTCTCTCGATGGTTCCGATGCAACCGGTAAGGAGCTCTCGAGATCGTGCATTGAAAAAATCGTCGAATAGCTTCGCAAACGCATTCACAGTCGGACCGCCTCGACTTCCGTTATCGCATTACCCGTTGGTGAGAACTGGTGCTTCCCGGATCTGACTTTGAAATTGATTTCCGCTTCGTTGTTCTTTAAAATGAGAAGGCTTGCTGGACCGCATTTATACTGGAAAAGCATTTTTATCTTTGCCCCGTAATCGGTCAGGTTCGCATCCAAAAGTCCGCTCGCTGGAGTGAGAACGAATGCCTGGCCGTAGCCCCTTGCCGGAGAGACAAATCCCGCCTGACCGTTCCGGAAGAAAAATTCCGATTTCGTATCCTTTGCCAAGTTATGCATTACCGTGGAAAGCGGCATCCCCACAAGCGACAGGCCTCGTTCATAGGTCTTATTCTCCGCGAGCTCAACTTTTGCGGGCGTAATACCCACCTCGTTCAGTATCTCATATATGGCGTTTTCCGCGGTGATCTTTCCGCTCCATGATTTGTTGACTTTCGCATGTTGCCATTTCCATGCCGCGTCGCTCACGACAAGCTCGAGGAC